AGTTTTCTCTAAAACCTTATCTAAGCCTTTACGAACCCAAGGCCACCACTGACGCAATTCATCTTTTGGCAGGTACCTTACGTCCATTTATCCAATCACCACATAAGAATATGTTTTATCGGCGGTACTGTTAGCCCAGTGGTTCAATATTGCGCTTCCCTGTTGTAAGTCGCTTGCGTAAACATTAGTTGTGGCTGAAGGTGCAACGTATTGCATTGTTGCAATAACAGACGCAGTGCTAGGTCTAGTAGGACTAGTGGCAGTCGGATAAAACTGAAGGCTTATTGAGGTATTAGTTGCTGACCACATGATTTCGATATAGTCATTAGCAGCGCATTCAACAAAGTAATTCCAACTTGCAATAATCGTTCCATTAACACCGCCATGCTTATTGGGGACAGAAACAAAACCAGTTGAACCGGGGATGTTAGTTCCATTCTTGCGAAGCCAAACGCTTGCATCGTGAATCTGTGAATCGGTGTTTTCAAACTGACCAGACCACTGAAGGTTATACATGCCAGCGTTTCTAACATTCATTCTGGATGTGTCTGATACATACACACCGTTTGTGAAATCGGTAGTAGTAAGTTTCATCGCATACGCAATCGTAGTCGATGTAACTGTCTGGTCTGTGTCATCTTGGAATGCGCCATACGGTGCATTGTCATCAATCGCTGCTGCTGACTTTGGAACCAAGATGATGACGCTGTCATAGCCAATGCGTTCGTCATAAAGCGCAGTGGTAGTGGCATTGCCCGTGTTTAGCGTAATTGTGCCGACATTGTTTGTTTTACCATCCATGATTCCACGGATGATTTCCTGAGTCGTTCTGACATCAGTAGAACCCGGTTGAACAGTGCGAAACGTAGTCATCGTGTACCTTGCTCTGCAAGTTCAACATCTACTCCGACAGCAGTAACCCAGTTCCCAGATGGGATGACCTTGATTCTGTGGTACTTGCCAGCAGAACGCAAAGACACTCTGTTTTCAGAGTCTGCTGCAACGGCAGTATTGAAAGAAACGTCAGCATTCAAGAGTTTGCGACTAGCGACTGATACTGATGCACTACCACCGTCAATGATGGGCCTAGCAAGCGTTACAACGCTGTTCAGGCCATCCATCTGAATGTCTCCGGTCACAAGATTGCCTGTCAAAGTAGTGCCTTCAAGACTGACTACGTTGGAACCAAACGTGCCTGCAACAAAGAACTTGCCGCCAGCCCATTGACGAGCATCAAAACTCACTTCGATAGAGTCAACAGTGCCGTAGTTATCAAGTTGCTCAAGAGTAACGCCAGCGGTCAATGCACCGCCAATGCTTGTGATAGCGATGTTGCTGTAACTCCAACGCTGAAGTTCCCATTGGAACATCAGTTGGTAGTAACCATTGAATACGTTCTTAAAGTTCCAGATAACAAGTTTCCGTTCAGGGTCAACCTGAGAACTCATGTTGTCTATTTCTTGAATGTCAACATTGTCAAAGAACCATCTGTCAACCTTTTCAGCACCGATTGGCGTGACGGTTTGACCATCGCACATATAGAAACCGTTGTCTCCCAAGAAGAACGAGACTTGCTTGTACTGTGCAATAGACCCGTTTGCAGCGCATCCAACGCCACGAGAGATATTGTCAAACTGGAAGAACAAAGGACTTCCGACATAACTCATTCTGTGAATTGAGTTTTGCAGAAACACAAGACCAAACTCGCCACCAGTTAGACCGACGATATCACCACCATCGGGAATGTCCTGCGAGTCTGCTTGACTAGCGGCACCAGATGTCCAATCAGTTTCATCATTGATGTCACTCCACTGAACTCGATTCGGATTGTTCGACTGATACCCACTGACAACGAAGTCGCGCACAATGGTGACAAACCTCGCTACAGGAGCAGCAGCGGATAGGTCTGCCCATACAGTAGATGTTCCAATCGTCCACGCCTGCAACTTCTCTGCATTGTTGGCGGAAATAAGCACGTTGCCAAATTGGACTACATCTGTAGGTGCGTTTGCGTATCCACCCGCTTTGGATACATCACTAAAATTTAGCGTTGCTGCATCGAACTTATAAATCTTCGACGCACTCGCCGCAAACAGTTGTGAAGTACCAGAAGCCTTCCCGCCAAACACGGTAAGCAAAGTCTCTGATGCTGCGTTACCAAACGTAGCCTTATTGGGGAAAGATGCGTAGCCAGTACCTACTGGATATACGTTCATCGCATCTGTCATGTTTCCAGCAACACCCGGACGGTCAGGGGTCCATTCGCCAAAAGTTAGCCTTGTCGTAGCCATGTATTTTCACCTGATTGAACTTCTGTCCAGACGTTAGTGCCGATATTTACATCATCCCAAGTGTTCTGTTCTTCTTGAACGGTAGACCACTCATCACCCATTATTCTTCCATTTGGAAGAAGTGTTGCAAATCCAGAAATTGCAGATTCTGCTGAGAATCTAACATTCGCAAAAGGAACGACTGTAGCAACAGATTGAATTACAACATCACCAGATGCTGTGTATTGCGCTTGTGCGGTGGCAGTTGCCACACCATTGATGTTTGCAAAACCAATTCTTTCAACAAGACCGGCAGAGGAAACAGTCGAATTACCGAATATTGATGATTGTGCAGAAAATACTTTGCTTCCAAGTGCAGAAACAATGGCATTTGCAGATATTGCAGATTCACCTTTGTAAGTAATTACACCGTTTGCCGAAACTGTTGCATTTGCAGATATTGATGCCGCCCCTAAAACTATACCGACTAAAACTCCATTTGCTGTTACTACTGCAAAAGACGAAATTAAAGATGACCCATTGAAGGTCAAAAATCCAGATGCAGATAAAACTGCATTAGCAGATACTGAAGATGCTGCGGAGTAATTTACTATCCCAGCAGACGATACAGTTGCAGTTGTAGAAATCGCGGATGCGCCCTCAATAATGCCACTACCAGAAGGCGTATAGACAATGATGATTACGCCTTGGGAACCAGAAGTGCCAGCACGAGTTGTTCCCGCAGTGCTTACACCAGCACCACCACCGCCACCGCCATATAGTCCAGCGCCAATGTTTGAGAAGTCAGCATCGTCTTCGCCACCACCACCACCACCAGAACCAATGCCAAAAATATCAATACCATTGCCGCCTGCACTTGCTGCGCTTACAGAACCACCACCACCACCACCCACTACGCCACTCGTATTTGAGGCGCCACCACCAACACCGGCTGAATTGTTGCCGCCAGTACCACCAGTTGCCGAGGAAGCGTTGCCACCAGAAGTGCCACCACCGTTGCCACCACCACCACCACCGGCAATGTTCGCAGCAGTAGTAGAACCAAATCCATTTCCACCATTACCACCGACACCATTCGGGCCAGCAGCACCACCTCCACCACCACCTGCATTACCAGTTGACGCGATAGTGGACGTTGAGCCTGCACCACCGTTACCACCGTTGTAAGTGGTTCCAGTACCTCCCGAACCACCGGTGGATGTTGGAGTGGTTGTAGCCGACCCACCACCGCCGCCACCAGCGGTTGCTGCGCCTGAATTCCATGAAGTCGTACCACCAGCAGTACCATCTGCACCAACAGCACCATTTGCACCAGCAGTACCCGCTTGATATGTGATTGAACCACTTATAGTTTGGTTTGTTAAGCGAGTAAATCCGCCACCGCCACCGCCACCGCCACCAGCGCGATTGTTACCAGAAGAACGCCCACCCGCACCACCACCTCCACCACCAATCAGATTTATTGAATTGGATGAGTTGTTCCAATCCGCTGGAACGGTCCACGAGGTAGAGGATGTTGAGGTAAGAACAACAATGGCATTATCAGCACGTTGCGTAGTGAACAGTGCATAGCCGCTATTAGGTGCTGTCGTATTTATGACAGAGTTAGCACCGATATACCAAGTATCCGAAATTGGGCTACCAATAGCGTCACGGACGTTCAAATAATCAATGCCCGTAAGGAATCCGCCGCCAGCCTTTGCGAGCGTGTATGGAGTGCCAGCAGTAGCACTATTAAGTGTTACTACGTTTCCAGCCGTTCCTTTAACAGACCAAGTGGTAACTGTTGTGGTAGTGCCCGCAGTAAATGTGATTGTGTGTGCAACAGTCTTGGTGCTGTCGATTTCACTGAATGTATTGCTACCGGTAATAGTCAGCGTTGACGTACCAGTAGCATCGCCAATAGTTAGTTTGTTATAAGTGAGGCCACCACCAGCAAATGTTCTTGCAGATGTTGTTGTGTTGCTAATAACGATATTTGCTGTGTCTTTGTTGAACGTAAGATTTGTGGTAGTTGCAAAATTCCAAACAGTGCCAGTGCCACTCAATGTCCAAATACCAGAACCCATTGTGAGCGTTCTGGTATTACTGTTGCTAGAAGCAAATAAACCAGTTGTAATATTATTATTACTTGCGTTAAACGTACCTCTAGTAAGCGTTAGTGTTCTTGCTGAATCAAGAACAAGCGCATCGCCAAGTTGGACTGTGGACAACGCATCAATTGTTATTGGGCAACTAAAAGTTTTTCCACTTGATGTTATGGTTGCTGTACTTCTATTTGAGAACGTGAGTGTGTTTGTTCCAGATAAAGTCACACCAGAACCAATAGTCCAACTACCGTAAGTAGTTGCGGTGGCACCAAAACTAAATGTCATTGCGCTAGTGCGCGCAGACATATCAACAGACGGAATGTTGAAGTTTTGAAATGTTACTGTTCCGGCAGCACCATCGTTTGTAAAGGTTGCCGTGTCTTGTGCTAGCGGAAAGTTGTCAATATTCGGCGTTCCGTTACTTGACGTTGCCCATGCCGTAGCGGACCAATTTTGTGAACCCGCGAGGTTCCAGTAAACAGTCTTGGCCGCAGGGAACGTAATCCCAGAGTTTCCACCGCAATCACCAGCGCGAGTCGGAGAAGACCCAGCAGCAGTGCCTGCAATCGTGATGTCGCGGAAGTCGCAGTCCGTGGCAGATAGACTGTTAACTGTTAGTGTGCGAGAGGTTCCAAGTGTGTCAGACCGAACAAAAATACGACGAACAGCGGTTGCACCGGCTACCGTAAGAGTTCCATTGATTGTTTGATTTCCGGCAAAAGTAACTTGCCTAATACCGGATGTTGGCGCAGTAATATTAAGATTGTTAAATACGTTTGATGAAGATATGGCTACAGTATTGCCGCTGGTGCCAGTAAAAGAAACATCATTGTATGTATTAGCACCCGATATATTTGCGGTTGATGATGTATTTGCTGTAAAATTAACGTTGTAAAAAGTTCTTCCGCTACCGGGGTTAAAACTTCCGCTGTTCATAGTGCCAGTACAATTTATAGTTGATGTGCCAGCATTTAACGTAAGGTCTGTTGATGCGGAAAAATCAATTGGCGAAAACCCTGAAGTTAAATTTATCGTGGAACTTCCTAAATTTATTGTTTTTGCACTACTACCGGAAGAACCCAAACCACCAAGGTTAATTGTTTGGTTATTTGTGTTTAATGTACCAGCGTTAACGTTTATACCATTGTTAGAGTTACCCATCGTGAGGGTGTCTTGCAGAGTCCATTCACCCCCAACGCCATTAAAGGTTGAGTTGCTACTACTTAAATTTTTTCCTGCTGCCGTTATTGTGTTGCCAGTTGTAGTAGCAGAAAAAGTAATTCCTCCGCCATATGTATGAGTCATGCCACTAACTAACGTAACGCTACCGGCAATAGTAATCCCAGCAGACCCAGTTAAAGTTCCAGTAAACCCAGTACATATTAATGAGCGGCATCCAGTATTGCCTGTTGAGATTGTTACAACAGCCGCGCCGGAGTTAGCGTCAAAAAATACATCGTCGGCAGTAGTTGGGACAGAAGCGCCGCCGCCGCCACCAGACGTAGCAGACCACTTGGTACCAGCAGTACCATCCCAAGACGCAGTGCCACCAACCCAATAGCGATTAGCCATTAAGCCCCCGGATTAGCCATATATTCGCGCCACTTGGCGTATTGCTCTTGCTGGCGGCGTTCAATTTCTTCAGGCTTGAGCGCATCCCATTCTTCTTGAGTCATTTCCCAAGTGTCCATGTAGACATACTCGTTATCACGCACAGTCCAAGCAAATCTGACTAGCGGATTCGGGTCAGAATTGATGATTTCCATGTTAGGCAAGTGTCACAGAAAGGTTGCCAGAGGAAATCTTGAAAATATCGCCGCTACCAACAGTCTTGGAGGTCGTGAGAGAGGCGTGGTAGAGCAGATTGCCAGCAGTAGTAGCATCGCGTACACCAACGTGCGTCACAGTGCCCCACGAGCCTGTAGCAGTCGGGAAGGTAACGTCTGCATTGTTGGTAGCAACGCCATTGCTGGGCGCGCCAAAAGTGACAGAGGTACGAGCATAAGAACCACCAGAGATTTCAGTACCGGTGTCTGCATCAGTAGGGTCACTGGTATACAAGGCCACATAAACAGTGGTAGGACTCGTATACGAAGTGTTGCGGAGAGTAGCGTTAATCAACGCATTCTCAAGATAGTTTGAAAAGTTAGCCATGATTACCTCGTAGCAAGAGAAATTGCGATTGGCGAGGCCGAGTATTCACCTGCATCATCGCTGGTTGTAATAGAGTTAATCGCCCGGTCATAAAGTGATGCCCAAGTTTGAAGTCGAGCATCATTCATGAGATACGGTTCTGCTTCTGCAAGGCTTGCGTAAAGCAGTGCGTCAACACAGTTAGCAAGGAACATATTGCTTGAATTGCTATCGCTAAGGTACGGAGGAGCAGCGTAGTAGAGCATCCTTGCCGTATATGCCGAGTCAGGGATAGGCGCAAACTGGAACTCGCTTGCAAGAATCGTATAAAACACCGGAATGCCTGATTCAGCAGTGCGAGCATTGCGAAAGAACGCAGACGGACTCTGATAAGTCACTGTAGAAACAGGACTACCATCAAAGTGAATGTCCCTAAGTTGAAGGAAATCACTCGGCAGAGATACGGTTGAATCTCCAGCAGTGGTAGTTGTAGTCACAACCTTCAACATCTGGCGAATACGCAGTTCCCTACGCAGTCGGTCTTCAGCAAGACGGATGAAGTCAGGAATCTGACTCGTCAGGTCACTTCTTGCTAGATAGTTTGCGACTGTCGTTTTTAGGTCGCTGTAGTTTGTTAGGGCCATCTGTAAGTTCCTTCAACTTGGCATCGTCAATATCATCCCAGCCATATTCATAGATACCAATATGCTTAATATGTTTCGATAGGCTATGGTCTACATATACAGGGATGCCATTATCTGCTGCTCTTGCACAAAAATGCACATCTTCACCGATAATACCCCATCGGCCCCAACCTACATCAAACCAAGG